GTGTCTTGTCTGCCTCAAAAAAATGACCACCTTTGACCAAATTGCATTTTTGACACAATTGCCTCAAATTCCATAATTCATCGCTCCCGTTCAATCGCTTTGGTATCACATGATCAATGTGCATCTGGCCTTCGGTCTGACCACACATTTGGCAGCATCCGTCACGCTTGAGTACAGCTTCTCTGATCTTACGCCAACGGCTTGTGCTACCACCTTTCCAGTTGCGTGACATCAATGCCACCCATGCTTTCGCCAATGTGCCAAAGCACCATTGCAAATCTTGCCTTGATACCGGTGATCGATGTATCTCAAGCTCCAGTCAATCATGCGAAAGCCATCGAGGTTTCGATACTTAGGATTGCGCATCTGGCCTAAGCCAAAGTGATTGCCGTTGGGATTGATTGCCTCCACACGCCAATTGCTTTCCTTTGTGATCAAAGTGTTAAAGCATTGAAATTCTTTGTAATTCACAATCCTTGAGTGTGCATAAAGTTTCAATGAATCAATTGATGGTTTAACATCTTTTGTTGCGTTAGCCGGTGTTGTGCCCACAAGACATAGCACGGCCAAAACCATCAAACATCGGCCGCGAGCTCTCCGGCTCACCGGCTCGCTACCTCGTGTAGATGGTAACGATGCTGTCAAATACCGAGCGTAATTTTGGGCGATTCCAACAGGTTTCACACACCTGTGGACAAAGCCTGTGGATAACTTCATAGATGCAACCGATCCTCACATGGCTTGCAAAACCACATCACAGCTCCATCATCACGATCGTATTCATTAACCATTGTGTCATCATCGCAATCGCTGCAATTCATAAAGCCACCAAATCCGCTGAAACTGTAAATGTGCTTCATTGGCTTAGCTCCTCAATCCTCGCATCATCAACGATCTTGATGCCAAATGTGCCACAGCTCATGCATTGTGCAAACCATTCATGCTCTGTCAATTCTGCACCTTTTTTAAGGCCATGTCGTTGCTTTGGCTTGCCATAGAGTTTTGCACAGATTGAACAATCAAATTGCAGGATGTGCATAATTGCTCCTTTGTAATGTCTCAATTGGTTGCAGGTTAATTTGTGGCACGCTCCAATTGTTTTGTGATGCGTTTCGATAACGCGGCTTCTTGGCTATGGCCACAGGCATCCACCCCACGATGTGCATTTTTGGTGAGCTGCCTGTAACCAACACGGCAATGTCACGATCATGGCGATCTGATTCCTGTATCCACAAATTGGAGGCTGGATTAGCTGACCATTTGACCTCAATGTGATTGCCCACATCGGCTTTTGACTTATCCCATGTGATGCCCGGTGTGTAGTCATAACCTAGTTTTTTGGCCACTACATACTCAGCGGCCATTGATTCGCCCATCTGTGCCACATACTCAAACCATGACAGATTTTTGACAATGCGTGAGCTGTGATCAGCTGATCGATCATGGCAATGCTGAATCGCTGCAATCATGCATTGCACCTCCTCGATGCGATCTATCATCGGCAATCACCACAAAACCAAATGATCTTGTCTTGCTTGTCATAGCCTTTTTGGTAGCCAAAGTGATCCAATCGCCTTAGCTGTGAGCATTTGTCACATTGCTCAATTTTGTATTCCTCAACAATTTCGCCATTGCACATCAATCTGGCCATCATCTGTTGAGGATAAATAATCTCTACAAAATCGCTCACAATCACACCTGTGGCTTCCATGTGCCATCGCTTGTCATGACATACCAATTTGGCCGGCATTGCTTTTCTTTTATTTTCTCGCTGCAAAAGTAACCTGCCCACGGCTTTATGGCATCGGGCTTGCTTTGATTCCAACGCATTGCCCCATGCACGCATGATGGTGTGGCATTGGCTGACCATGCAGAATCATCCGATGATCCAAATGATGGTGTGCCGGCTTGCTCAGCTTCGGCCGCTGTTTGATAACTCGGCACATCGCCATGCTTTGTGCTCCAATAGTCATAATCAGCTGCCGGGCTTCCGCTCTTGACCAATGCCATGACCTCTTTGGTTGCCTTCTCGGTGTTGCCCATCACCAAAGCCATCACACGCATCAAAGCTGATGTGCAAGAATCCTCAACCATCCATCGCTTCATTTTGTCCGGATAAGCTGCAAGATAGCCGTACGCATAATCAATGCCAGCTGGATCAATCTCAGTCTGATTGCGCCATGCTTTTGCTTGCACTAGCACATAACCTTTTTCGGCATTAAATTCAATAATGTGAGCTTCAAGCCTACCTTGCGGAAATGTGGCAATCCATCGATCCGTGCGCTCTTTGTTGCCTTCATAGCCATCCATAAATGCAGCCATCACCACACCTTCCGATCAGCTGAAACGGCGTGGCGTGCAACAGCCCGACCGCGTGTGTAGCCTTGTCGCTCGCCTTCTTTAAATCCCACCGAATAGGCCATAACAGACCATAAAGCCCCGGCAATGACCATTGTGATCACAATTGATAATTCATTCATTTTGTTGCTCCCGATTCTGGGAGCCGCGAATCAGCTCCCAAACAAAGAGTGACAGGCAAAACCGACAAACTCAACAATCACGCCTAAATTGCGGCGTGTCGCTACTTCTTTTCCTCAATGAGATGTGTGTATAAATAATCCAAACGCGCTTCGATGCGCGAAATTTGATCCTTCATACTCGATCCCGAATTCGGTGAAAGTTCGCTCATCACCGCTTTGATGATGATTTTCATTGACGAATAGACAGCTGCCAATGTTGTGAGTACAAGTCCACCAACAGCCGTCCACTCGCCCACACTCACTTTTTGATGCCTAGTGCGTGATCGTTAGGATTAGCCCATCGAGCTAGTACTGGCACGATGCCAGCGATTAAGCCCATGGCCAAATCCTTGGGATTGGTGTTTCCGGTCATGTACACGGCCAGACATCCAGCTACCGCGCTGCGCATCCATGATGCTGCCGCTGCCTTAAATTGGTCCATCATTTTTCTCCTTTTGGTCGATCCGGCAAATCACCGGAAAACGCGCCATAAGTTGGTCGGCCGTAACCGACAACAAATGACCTTGCTCCCAAAGTTCTTGGTTTAACCATAACCTCGCCACCATTGCGCTGATCGCCACCGCCTGATGTATTGCCTTCGATTGTCACAATTTGTTTGTCTGAAACCCGGATCACCAAGCCAATGTGATTGATTGTGGTTTTGTCATCGATGATGAAATCAAAGAAAACAAAATCACCAATTTTTGGCTCGGTGTGCCATTTTCTCATTTTCTTGAAAGCATCAGCTCCAGCCCGGGTGCTCACCACATTTGGCACATCCACTCCAGCTTGATCGGCACACCAATTGAGAAATGACCCACACCATGGAAGCTTGTCGGCCTTCATGTGCTTGCCATACTTTGTTTCATTGTTGCCGGTTTCAGCCGTACCCACCTCAGCGAGCGCAACCTGAATCAAACGCGGCAATGTGCCTTGTGGAAATGTCATGACAAAAGCAATTTTGCCTGATCAGCTGTAATGCCTAACTGTGCGAGCAATGCCGCTTTTTCAGCTGCTTTTGTTGCATCAGCGGCTTTAATTGTTTCGGCTTCAGTTTTGTCGGCTTCCCATTGTGCAATTTCGCTCGTTGTCATTTCGCGTTCAACAATTTCACCTGTTGTTGCATCATGTTCTTTAATGATCATTTATTTCACCCCGTAAAGTGTGTATGTGCCATTGTCGAAAGTATAAGCTCCACCATAATTTGCCAACAATGTGATTGATGACAAAATTTCCTCAGCTGTGTTTGAGCCGTAACCAGCAAAAGGCTGGATGCCACTTGTGGTGCTTGTAGAATTAAAAACGCCAGAAAATTGGCAGAAAAGCAAACCGCTGGTGGCGTAATTTGGGAATTCAATGACGGCACGATAATTGGTGGCGGTATTCAATACATTACCAGATGGCACTTTGATGATTGAGTAACCATTGGCATCGGCAAAAATAGATGTTGTACCACCTCTAAATGTGATTCCACCATAGCCCGATGTCTTGCCATTGATGCGTATTGCAAATTCATCTGAGTTGCTAAGACTTAAATTGTTGATCACCAAAACTAAGCTTTGGTACGATGCTGAGATCGAGTTAATTGCAACAGATGATCCGGTAAGAGATCCGGTGGCCAATTGTGTGTATGCACCCGATGTTGATGTGACCCATGAAACGCCTGTGGCAGCTGTTGAATCAGCTTGCAACAATTGCCCATTTGTGCCAACAGCTACGCGAGCAAATGCATCTGCGCCTGTGCCAGCAATCAAATCGCCTTTCGCATCAATAGCTGTGGCCATTGAATTTGTGATTGTCACATCACCCGATGTGCCGCCGCCTGAGATGCCTGTGCCAGCTGTGACACCTGTGATGTCTCCCGGATTAGGTGTTGTCCATACAAAATCCATGTCTGTATTTGTATTTTTTGCAAGGATTTGGCCGGTTGTGCCGCCTTTGAGATCGGCCAACGATGTATCAACCGCCTGACCAAATACCTCAAAATCAGCTGGCAAATCCGTGACCAAATCTGTGTTGGTCGGCATTTGCCAATTGAAATTGCTCGTTGGATTACTCATTTTTGCTCCTTACGCCACAATCGTGGCATTGATCCAATCCAAAGTTGGATTGATTGTGCTCCATGTTTCGACCACCGGCACATCGTTCCATCGCATGGCTTGCAATGAAAATGAGATCGGTGAAACGATCATTGAAATACTTATCTGATTGTATCTGGCCGAAAATGTCCAGCCTTCAACAAAACCCAAGAAATCGCCTGAATTCATGTTAAGCGGCAGATCGGCAATGTTCACAGGCATACCCATGAAAACTCCAATCAATGCATCGCGGTCTGTGTCATCAAGCTCTGGATTGGTAAGCTCAAATGTGATGTTGTTGAAATTGAATCGTGGATAAGCTCTCAAATCTAGGTAAAAAGCTGCCTGATCTTGAGCATCATGCAAATGCCGCAATGTCGTTGTGAAAATCTGTGACAATTGTCCGTACAGCGCAATGGATGCCAAATCGCTGGCATCTGTCTCATTTTGGCTGTTTTGGCCATACTTGATTGTAATGTTATTTCGCACATCACCGGTGCGAGATTGGATGCTCAATCCGGATGCCAAAGCGTGATTTGCCGTGAGATCGACATAGCCATTGCTTGATAAATAATTTGTTCGATGTGTACTGTCTGCATACCCGATTTGCCCGGTTGCGGATTCGTAGAGGTATCCCAATCCCGATGATGCTAAAGCAGATACAAGAGAATAAACATCAATACGATTGTTTGATCTCTGTGCCAATTCATAATTTCCCGGACGATCAATTTCACCCAATCCGGTGTTTTCTGCATCTTGCCATTGGGTTGTTGCATCGTAGGTTGCCCATGTCAATGCTCCTGGTACTTCATTCCATGATGAAAACAAAACTTGACTTAAAATTGCATAAATTTGATCACCATCGAAATCATGTGGCAAAACTCCATCGGTCAATGCTTTTGGCAGTCTAGCCAATGCACCTAATGCAATGATGTTGATCCGCTGTGCATAATCAACATTTCCGACCTCAGCAACCGAAATGCCTACTTCAACGACCGAGCCGCCAAAGATTGGCACAAATGTATTTGTCGAATCTTGCAGCTCAATGGTGATCGCCTGATTGATCGCAATTGAAACATTTGATTGATCAAGGTTGATGATTTCGAGGTTTGTGTATCCGGCCTGAGCTTGCTCATAAATGTTTGTCCGACCGCTGGTGATTGTCAAATTGGCCAAAATAGCGGTTTGGTATTGCACACCGCCAATGGTCACTCGCCAAATTGGATTGAATAGTGTCATGCTATTTGCAGCGCGTTAGCACCGCCTGTGCCTCGGTAAAATGAATTATTGAGTGTGTCCACGATTGTGCGTGCTGTGCCTTCGGGATCGATTGCACCGCTCACATTGATTGTGATGCGATCAGCCGTTGAAAGGCCACCATTGGCAGCTGATCGGGCAGTTGCGGCCGCCTCGCGTGCAGCTCTTAATCTTTCGGTTTCAGCCTTTAACTCCTCGCGCCTTAAAATGGCCGCTTGCATGGCTGGTGAATAAGCTGAAAGCGGTGCTCCTGTAAATGTTGGCGAATCTGATGATGGCAAAAATGTGCCGCCTCCACCATTGCCAAACCCGGTGTCAAAACCGCCACCGGTTGAGCCTGTGTCACCCATGTCAAAACCCACACCAGCTTTGAGCGACTTATCATTTGAATCACCAAAGAAAAAGCGTGTCACCGGATTGTCTTTGATGAAATTCACAAATTCTTTGATTTTGGTGACTGTGTTTGAAATGAAACCGACAAGCTTCGAAAAGCCTGTTACAAGCCCACCGACAATTGTGCCGATTGCCTCAAGCGCGGTTTTGAAAGCACCGCCCAAAAGTGGTGCCAAATAAGTTTTGATGAATTCCCAAAGCTTTTTGAGGAAATCATAAAATGGTTGTAATTCCTCAGAATTGTCAGACAATGCCTTTTTGATTTTATCAAATGCAGATTTCAAGCCTTCAAGGATTGGCCCCACAACCGATCCAATTGCCGGGATGACTTCGTTGTATAAGAATTTCCACCATGATGTCAAAATTGGCAAAAGGTCATCGCGTATTACTTTGAAAATTTCTCCAAATGCTGGCCCCAATGTCTTGCCCAAATTGTTTGCAAAATCCTGAATTGCCGGTATGCCTTTGTCCACAAATGCGCTTAGTAGCGGTGTAAGCGCATCAAGCACATACGATCCGACTGTTTCTTTTGCTTCACCAAATGCAACACTTAAACGATCCATTTTGCCTTGAAATGTCTCAGCTTGCTTTGATGCCTGACCTTCAAATGTGGCAGATAGTGCAGCTGCGGCCGCATCAAAATCTTTCGATTTGATAATACTCTCATCAATGCCCACACCCAATTTTTTGAGCGCACCCAAATTGCCATCATAAGCCTTGCCTAAAGCCTCGGAAACAGCTTGCAAATCCTTGCCTGTGCCAGCCGCAATGTCTAAAGCCAAAGATTGTAATTCTTGAGCTTTGGTGGCATCTTTTGTGGAGCGGATCAATCGATCAAGCGATGGCCTCAATTTGTCATCGGTAATGCCGTTTGCCAAAGCCGTTTGGGTAATGTAATCCTCAACAGCCTTAATTTGAGTATTTGTGGCACCTGTGACATTTTCCAATGTGGTTGCTAATTTTGCTTGTGCGGCTTCATCCTCAATGGCAGATTTGACACCATCGACTAGCAATTTGCCGGCATAAGCTGCGGCAGCTGCTCCAGCTACGGCAAAAGCTGCACCGGCTTTTTTGGCAAATCCACCAAG